AGACATCTAAACCTACCAGACCCTACACCAGTTCAGTTAGACATAGCTGAATACCTACAATATGGTGCTAGACGTAAGATCATACAGGGATTCAGAGGTGTAGGTAAGAGTTGGATTACATCTACCTATGTAGTATGGCGACTAAGAATAGACCCACAGTTAAAGTTTCTTGTAGTATCTGCCAGTAAAGACAGAGCAGATAATTTTACTACTTTCACTATGCGTCTTATCAATGAGATGCCAATACTTGCTCCATTGATCCCCAGAGATGACCAGAGAAACAGTAAGGTAAGTTTTGATGTAAGACCTGCTAGTGCCGACCATGCCCCTTCCTGCTCCTCTAAGGGGGTTCTATCACAGCTTGCAGGTAGTAGAGCTAATGAAGTTATAGCGGATGACTGTGAAGTACCTAATAATTCTTTTACCCAACCTATGAGAGACAAGCTATCGGAAGCTGTAAAAGAATTTGAAGCAATACTAAAACCAAATGGCAAGATTACTTTCTTAGGTACACCGCAAGTAGAGAACAGCTTGTACTTAACACTAGAAGAAAGAGGATATGAAACTAGAATCTGGACTGCACGTTACCCTGAACTAAAAAATAACTACGGAGACAGGCTTGCTCCTCGTCTTTCTAAAAACCTTGCAGATGGCCTTGTAAACCCTAAAGATCCTGTTGACCCAGAAAGATTCACAGCTATTGATTTGATGGAACGTGAAGCTTCTTACGGACGTTCTGGGTTTAATTTACAGTTCATGCTTGATACAACACTCTCAGATCAAGATAGATACCCATTAAAAATTAACGACCTGATAATTAGTTCCGTCAATAAAGAATTTGCACCAGAAAAAATTATCTGGTCTAACAATCCCGAATATGTAATACAAGATTTACCCTGCGTAGGGTTCAATGGAGACAGATTTCATAGACCTGCACAAGAATTTGGTGACTTCATAGAATATACAGGCTCAGTTATGTTCGTAGATCCATCTGG